ACGTTTCAACGTCTAATTTGACGATCGTTCCTTGTGGCAAAACATTATTCATTGACAGCGTTTGTTCAATAGCGAGCATGTACGAGCGCGCGGCAAAAACCAGCAAGTCCATACGTGCGCCTTGATTTGAAGAATATGAATATGATCCGATGCTGTTTCCATTGAGGAAGAATGGCACGTTGCACATTCTGGCCGCCTCTTTGGACTGGTACTCCGCGGCTTCGTTCAACATCATTTTTGATGCGTCAACATCGGTTGGCTGCCATTCAACAAACTGGTTGATCGCTGCAATCTGGTTGGATTTGCGCGCCTGTTCAAATGATTGTGCCAAATCAGAAAGTTCTTGTGACGATAAAGGTTCGCCAGTGGTTCGCAAAACCCCGGCAGGAAGCGCAGAACTTGCGTTGCGCAAACGTGCTTGTTCTAGTGCCAGCGATGTTGCGATGATTTGTTCCGACTGGTACAGAATGCCTTGATTACCACCAATAATCTGAATTACATCGTCGGTTGGTAGTTGCGCGCCTTGAAAATAAATTTCGTTTGATTTACCGAAAGCAAACACTGGGCCTGACATGTCAAGCGTGTTGACCATTGCAGCTGGAAGTCGCGTGAACGACGCAGGTAGGCCGTCGCTAGTCCTGCTACTAACCCACAGGAAGCATCTACCGAAAAACATGAGGTCATCCAGAACCCATGACATGAAAGCGGAATAACTAAGTTGTGGGTCTGGCTGTTGCAACCATGATCGAGGGGCGATTGGTTCATCAACCATTTCTTTTTCTACGTCATCCCAGCGCCTGCGATACATGCACAACGGCGTTGACGCAAGAACAGATGCTATTAAGTCGCGACTGCGATTTATAGTTCCAACCTGCATCGCGCGATCGCGCTGCGTACCCTGAATGTAAGAATAATATTCGCCGATTGATTGCGCGCCAGATCCGTTGCCCGTGTAGTAAGTGCCACCTGCTGCCGCTTGAACTTTTGGTTCGTCTTGTGAGATTGCGGCTTTTGTGATGCCTTTTTTGAACAGCGCCATGTTTTTAGTTTCTCATATCTGTCGGAAGTTAGGTGGCATTGACCCTAAGACATATCCAATCCCGACGAAAGGTAAGCAAGGGTCAACGCCGATAAGACATTACCGATTCGGAACAGCAATGATGGGTTTTCCGCTGATTATTGGGCGACTGGCCATTGCGGCTGCCCAAACCATGCAACGAGCCAACGCGATTTCGCCTGGGCTTCGCTGTGACGACAAAGCAATTGATGATTCGGCTTTGACGGCCACCGCACGTTGAACATGTTCGGAAAGTTGCTTTGATCCGTCGTGAACCAACAGCGATTCAAATATCAGGTTTTTTACGCCTTGGGTGTATCGCACAATTTCGCCGTATCCGACGATTTCGGTTCGTGTTTGGTATTGGGTTGGCCAATGAATTTGGATTGATGGCGAGATAAGAAACCGCACGTTTGTTGCCGCCAATGTTGCGACCTCGGCAAGCATTCCCGAATAAGTGTCGGTCACGAAAGCAACGGTCACGGCAACTCTGCGATCGGGCAGCTGGACTGCGCGCGTTCCGAAATAGCGTGAATCGTCTAGCGAAACTTCAATTGCGCAAAAACCGCCGTCTGGTATTGGGTCGGTGTATTCGAGCGCTGGCCAAACTCCGGGTGGAATCCAACCTTGATCGCTGGCGACCCAGAGGTTGCATGATGCGCGCAAAAACTGGGCGCGGTTTGGGTTCAATGATTCGGCGCGCAACGTGTCCAGGCTAATTGTGTGATTCAAACTTGGGTTGCCCCAAACCCAAGTGCTTTCTAAATTGACATCTAAGGATGGGTCAGGTGACCATTCGGCAAAATAGAAACTGGATGTTTTGTTTTGGTCTATTGCGCGCAACCCTTGTTCACGCCACCTTTTCATGAGAATTGATGCTTCAGTGCCGCTTGTGCTCCACATGGAAAGCAAAGGGGATCGTCTAGCGCGTTGGGATGGGATCAAACCACCGTCAACGGCTTCAGGGGAAATGTCCCAGATTTCGTCGGCAACGATCAGGTCGTTTGATGTTCCGTGACCAACGTTTGGTTTCGCGGCTCGAATAGTCCAGCGCGTACCGTCAGCCATTGTGGCCGCATTGCGCCCGTAAGCCTTAACAAGTTTTGCCCCGAACTTGACTTCCAACGTGTCGGCAAGCAGATCAAACAAAGACACCGCAAGGTCGAGACGGTTTGCGGTAGTTAACACGGTTTGTTTCTGCCCCCGTATTTTGGGCATCTCTGTTAACCACCAACCAACCAGCGCGGCCAGCGCCGTTGACTTTCCGTTCTGTCGCGCAGTAGAAACCAACGAAACACGGTTCAACAAATCACCATTTTTATCATGAAGCAACTGCTGATCCAACACATGCTGTTGCCAAGGGAACAAATCAACGCCCAAATGCTCACTAGCCCATACCCCAACCTCTGGCCCGTACGATCCAACCGCATCAGGGCAAGGGCTTTCCAATCTCGGCTGATCCTGGCTAGTTCTGGCCAGTTCAGACCCCTTTGGGGATAAGGGAAAGCGAGGGGCTCGGGGGCTATCTTTTCCCAATAAAAAAACGGAATCAGAATTATTTTTAGAATTCAAAACGGAATTGCGTTTTTGTTTTCTTTGTGCGGTTGTTTTGTTTTTTAGTATTGCTCCGCGCTTTGCATTGCATGGTTTGCAGCTGCTGACCAAGTTTTCTGGGCTGTCATCTCCGCCTTCTAGCACTGGGACTAGGTGATCGGCTTCGGTTGCAGGGTTGCCGCACCAATGGCATTGGGGGTTGGTTTCTAGCAATCTGCGTCGAGCCGATGCGTAGGCTTTGTTGTTTGTTGTGTGTTGACGTGGCATCTCACGCGCTGCGCTTGTGCTGACGCGGCGCTTGCGCGCCTTGTCCGTGGTGATGGGTGGTGGTGTGTGTTGTCGGGTTCATGTTGTTTGCTTTCTTTGTTTGTTAACTGTATGTCATCGGCAGGTCAATAGATGTGTGAATGCTCCACCCTCTGGCTTGCCCAACCCAGATCCCTTTGCTTTCAATGATGACTGTTTACACCTCGCCTGATCGCATTGCCCAAACCATTTCGTGTTGCATGATTCGAGGCGCGACCATCTACCCACGCTTTCCGTGTGTTACCCGATCACCTTGCGACGGTGTAGGTCATGCGACTAGCCGATTGTTTATGCTCTGGGATTGCTCAAAGTGTAAAGAATGTACTCCATATCAGATGGCTTCCATACCGCTGCATGACATCCAGCTAGTTCACAAGCGTTCAACCAAATCTTTTGACCCGGGGTTAGTTTCCCCTTCTCTGCCTTTAGTTCAATGACTAACGGCCGACCGCCTTGGAATGGGTGAACCATGAACAAATCGGGAAAGCCTGTGTCGCCTTGAACGTGTGTTGCCCATGCGCCGCGTCTGTTCATTGATGGCAAGTCGTGATGCACTAGCCAGCCATAACGTTTGGCAACGCTGATGACCATGTCCTTGAAGTCGGTTTCGCTCATCTTCAAATCAGGCTTCATCAGCGGAAACAATTCTTTTGTTGTCTGCTAACCATTCCCACGCTTGCGCCAGTTTTTGCCATGTTTCGCGGCTTGCTTCTAAGTCTTTATATCGCTTTTCTAGTAATGCTTTTTCGGCGCGCAATGTGTCAATAACACCACGCAAATAGTCAACTATTTCAATCGGGGTTGCCCCAGTTTGTTTTTCATCAAATGTCATTTTTTGCCTTTCATGCAAACGAGCACTGTGGCCCAAATTCCGATGATTATTCCGATTATGTTGAATGCAACAAACTTCATTTCAGGGCTTCGATCACCGCGCTGGCTTCATGTGACTTCAACAATTCCAGCACCGCTTCATCGCTGTTCAACGTACGTTGGATCAGTTCCAGTAGGCGCAAATCGTCTAGCCCTGCATCCCTAGCCAGTTTCTTGATGTAGCCAATTTGCTTGGGCGTAGCAAACGCGCCCTGGGGAATGTGAACAGGTTTGGTTGACCCGATCGGTGAAAGCGTGACCTGACTATCCGATCGGGCCACCTTGGACATCTCCTCACGAGATGGCCTTTTGCCCTGCGTGGCAAACACAAAGTTAGCGCAAGCGCGCCCAATTGCTGATGTTTCGCAATTCTCGACAAACGATGTTGCGTTCACGCCGCGATCTGTTTTTATTTCTTCTGCCCAACCTGTGGCAACTGGATCTTTGTCGTCTTTGTCTGCATAAAGTTCGGCATAGAAAACGCAAGCGTCGCCCGTGTAGTTCAACATTTGGGTTCGCACCCGACCGTTTGGGTGTGCTTCCCAAAACCGCGCCAACCGTGATTCAACGGTTTCGTAATTAGAAAGATCAAATGCCATCAGCAAGCCACCCAAACAATTGCGTTGCGGCCGTAACGGGTCTTGCGACGTGCGCCGCTGTCCATGATGTAACCGTCTTTGTGTAGTCCGTTGATGCGCGCAGAAACAGATTGTGCCGGCAATAGAAGCAGTGTTGAAATCTCATCTGCTGTCATTCCTTTTGCTTCAGATTTGCCAGCCCATTTAATCCAAAAATGGATTAGTTCGCGTTGTTTGCCAGCGTGTGGTTTTGCGCTTTCAGCTGCTTCGCGTGATGTGTCGCCAGCATCGTGACGTACTGCAACGCTTGGATGGTCTAGTGCCACTTTTGTTTTGTGGCCACCTAATCCAATGGTGGATGTGAACATTTCTAGTTGTTCGCTCATGTCGGGATTCTCTTTCATTAGTCGGGTTTAATCTGGCCGCCTAGGCCTTCAATTGCCAAAGTAACACATTCTGCATAGTCATCTTGACCACCAAGTTGAAAGTCAATCAGCATGTTTCGTAAGCCTCGAATCAGGTGATCGTCACGGAATTTGCGTTCAACGTGCTTTGGTCGCGCAATCTCATCAAGCATGTTAAACACGGCCGTTTGGTATTTCATGCCGCCTGCTTCCAAAATCAATTTGCGTGTTTCCTCGCTGACTTCGCCTTGATTCCATGCAACGCCTTCGCTCATTTTGCTGTTCTCCAGGGTGACCACCCAGAACGGGTGAAAAT